GGCGCTTCATCCAAAGCTCCGGCTACCTCGCGTATTACAAGTAACCGGGACATGGATTCGCTCGTCGCAGGTGCAATGTCGGCGGGCCGGTGGGCCAATCACCGGACGATCGCTGCGGCGAATCCGCTTCAGGAGTAGCGAGCCATGCCACAGACACGAGGCGTTTTTGATGCCCTGTACGACAATGTCGACAAGGACATCGCTGCGATCATGAAGTCGCAGTTGAAAGAGATCCCGCGGATCTACACGAAAATCTACAACATTAAGTCGAGCGATCGGAAGTTCGAGCGCGTCGTGTCCTACGTGCCGTTCGGCGACACGCAGGCGAAGGTCGAGGGTGACGCCTACGCGACGGACCAGATCCGTCAGGGCTACACCAAGGACTTCACCCACACGGAAAACGGGTTGGCGTTCGAGGTGACCCAGACCGCGCTCGAGGACGACACGGAGAACGTGCTGACGCGCGCCGGCGAGTGGCTGGCGTTCTCGGCCCGTTACGTGGAGGAGGGCCGCGCCGCCGGGCCGTTCAACAACGGCTTCACGTCGGAGCAGACCCCGGACGGTGTGTCTCTGTTCAACACCGCGCACCTGCTCAAGGGTGGGGGCACGGCGAAGAACCGGCTGTCCACCGATGCGGACCTGTCGGCGACCTCGCTCACGCAGGCGCTGATCGATCTGCAGACCGACCAGAAGGACGAAGCGGGGCACCTGGCGAACCCCGTGCAGTCGCTGGTGCTCTACGTGCCGCCGGCGCTCGAGTTCATGGCGTACCGGCTGGTCCACTCGATCAACCTGCCGGGTTCGGCGGACAACGACAAGAACCCGATCAAGTCGCGGTCGTGGGATGTGATCGTGAATCCCCGGCTGACCGACGCGGATGCGTGGTTCATCGTGCCGGCGTCGAAGTCGCAGCACATGGGCACGTTCTATCGTCGCGTCCCCATTTCGATGGAGCCGATGGCGATCGATCCGCGCACCGGCAACCGCATCTTCAAGATCCGGCATCGCTTCTCGGTCGGATTCTGGGGATGGCAAGGAGTTTTTGGTACGGCTGGGGCCTAGTGAGCAAGTACGTCAGAAAGGGCGTCTGGGGTAAGCCACGCGGCACGCGGTGCGCCTCGTGTCTTCGTGACTTACCTCGGACGCGCGATCATTGGGGACCGGATAAGCGAAGCCCTGATGGTCTTTCTAGTGGCTGGTGTCGGTACTGCATCACGCAGCGGTCGAAGCGCATCACCTTTCAACTGCGAATCGACGCGATGATCCATTACAGCAATGGGTCGCCGTCCTGTGCATGTTGCGGTACCTGCCACATGGAATTTCTGGCTCTCGATCACATCAACGGCGGCGGAAATGCTCATCGGCGAGAAGTGACCGGCAGTGCGAAGGGTGGGCCGAAGTTCTATTACTGGTTGCGAGACAATAACTATCCGCCCGGATTTCAGGTGCTCTGCCACAACTGCAATCAAGCAAAGGCGACTTACGGACGGTGTCCACACCAGCGTGGTGCCGGCTCGCGCGCCCTTCCAGTAGGGAGAACAGCATAAATGGGAGCGACAAAATTCGAGGGTCCGGTCTACGGCGCGAAGTCGCTGCTGTGGACGTTCGGGCCGTATGTCGATTCGCACTCCACGGGCGCCTCGACGGGCCTCCTGACGGCGAACAGCATCCGCGTGGTGCCGCCGTATGAGGACTGGTTCGTCACGGAAGCCTTCCTGACGACGTCGACCAATTCGTCGGTCGCCGCGGCGCACGGGGTGTACCTCAAGACCGAAGGCGGCTCGACCACGGCGATCCTGCGGGCCAACGGGCAGCCGTCCACGAACGCCGCGACGATCCTCTCGATGGTCAACGCGGCCGGGTCCACGACGTGGTCCACGTCGGCGATCGCCACGGTGACGGCGGGCGAGTACGAGGGCACCTACTGCCCGGCGGGCTCGACGCTGCGCCTGGTGTCGTCGGGTGTGTCGGTCATGGGGCTGACGCAGGTCAACGTCATGGGCTACATCCGGTACGTCAACTCAACGCGCAGTGCCTAAAGGAGGCTCCTGATGGCGTGGCGCGATTGGGGTAACCCTCCGGTCTTCTCGAGCAACGCGCAGCCGGTCAGTAATCCCTCGACAGGGACGCTCTGCGCGGAGCTCGACTCGACGCAGTTGGGCACAAAAGACCTCGCGGTCGACCAGAAGATCCTCGTGCAGACGACGTGGATCGTGGGCGGGGATACGTTGGCGACGTGGCAGCTCGAGGTGGGGAAGTCCACCGCGCTCGCGGCGAGTACGCAGGTGGTGTTCGTGAAGTCGCCGACGGGGCAGAGCGGGCAGTACGTCACGACCAACGAGCTGAAGAAGGACTACCGCCTGCGGGCGCGCGTCAACTCGACGTTCACGGCGTCGGTGACGGCGTCGATCATCGCGGAGCGGCTGACGTAACGTGCCGGTCGTCGGCGAGTTCCACACGCAGTACTGGGCGGTGACGGATACCGCCGTCGCGCCGAAACCCGGCGGCGCGGGACGTCCAGGGTATCCGATGTGGCAGAGCGGCCCGAACATCGTGGTCCTCGGGGTGGCCTTCGGGGGGTTGGCGCCGTTCTTCGAGCGGTTCTGGGACCGGCTGCAGTGGGGCTGGCGCACGGTCGGGCGGGTGCTGCGGCTCGGGGCCACGCAGCGGCCGGCGCTCTTGCGCGTGCTGGACGCGCTCGAACATCCGGCGTATCCGCCGGCGCGGCTGGCGGTGCGGAAGACGGCGACGACGATCGGCTTCAATCGGCCCGAGGCGTGGCTGGACTTGGGCCGCGCGATGAAGCGGGACGCGGGGGAAGCACAGAACACGTACCGCCACATGGAAAGCTGCCGTCTCTTGCGCGCGAATCTGCTCAACAGCACCGTGACCAATCCCCAGTGCCACTTGATCGTGGAGCTCGCGTATCAGGAGTTTGCCGCGAAGGGGCGCTGATGGGCGTCCCGAAGGGTGACCCGATCGCGCTGCTGCGGATGCTGCTCCGACCGGGGCAGGTCGCGGTGGACGTCGGTGCGTCGGACGGCTCTGTCACGAAGGCCGCGGCCAAGGTGGTCGGCGCCGGCGGGCGCGTGCTGGCGTTTGAACCGGACGGCCGGTATCAGTGGCTGACGGTGCTGGCGGAATTTCCGATGGTCGATTACTTCCCGGTGGCGGTCAGCGACCGCGTGGGGATGGTCCGCTTGTTTCAGGCGGGCAAGCCGCAGTATTCCACGCTGCATGAAGACGTGCCGAAGGGGACGGAGCCGCTGCTGGGCGTCACCGAGGTGCGCGCGACGTGTCTGGACCTGCTCGACGAGCCGGTGGACGTGATCAAGATCGACGCGCAGGGGTCCGAAGTGGCGATCGTCAAAGGCGGCACGCGCTGGCTGAACGGCACCACGGCGTGGGTCGTGGAACTGTGGCCGCACGGGCTGGCGTCCGCGAAGACGTCGGGCCGGGAACTGTGCGACCTGTTCTGGTCCGCCGGTTACGACGTGCGGTGGGCTGATGGGGTACTGGTGACGCCGCAAGCGCTCGCGGACTACGAGCGGGACGCCGCGCCGCCATCCAGTCACTGCAACATCTACGCAGTGCCGAGGGCCGCATAGATGCCGACGCTCGACTGGATCGCCGGACAAGAACCCTCGACGATTACGTTCAAGGCGCGCACGGTCACGCAGGACCAGAACTCCACCGTCATGCACCAGGAGGTGGTGACGCTGGGCGGGACGGAGTCGACGCTCGCGCTAGCGGCGGTGCTGAATGCGGCGCCGGCCTCGACGGCGTGGGCGCTCGCGGTGCGCCAGGTCGCGCCGAGCACGACGGTCAACGTGTCCTCGCTGGCGGGGGCGGTGGTCGTGCGCTCGTCCGCGGCCGATGCGCTCGTCACAGCCTACCAGTCCACGGCCGCGGACTTGCTCGCGACGGTGTCACAGGGCGGGGTCTGGAACATCGGCACCGTGACTGCGGTGACGGCGGTCAGCTCGCTCGGGGGCATCGTCACCCAGCGCGTCTCGGACACGAACTGGGCCTCGTCGGCCGGCTTCCATTTCAATTCGTCGGGAGAACTGCAAGTCCAAGCCGCGGTCAGTGTGTCCACGACGGTCCAAGTCTCGTCGCTGGGCGGCGCGGTGATCGTGCGCTCGTCTGCGGCGGACCTGAAAGCCTCCGTCTATCAGAGCACCGCGGGGGATCTGCTTGCGACCGTGTCTCAGGGTGGAACGTGGAACATCGGCACGGTGACGACGGTGTCGTCGCTGGCCGGTATCGTGGCGCAGCGCCCGTCGGACACGAACTGGGCGAGCTCCGCGGGCTTCCACTTCACCTCGTCCGGTGAACTGATCACGTCGGCGTCCGTGTCGTTCACGGGGTCCACGACGGTGCAAGTGTCGTCCGTCGCGGGCCTGACGCTCGCGGACCAGGCGACGTTCTCCTGCGGCACGACGCCGGTCGTCCCGATCGCTGGCTACTTCTCGACGACGGCCACGACGGTCCCTGAGGGCAAGGCGGGCGCCCTGCGGATCTCGTCCGTGCGGTCGCTCTACAGCAC